CGTGCTTTTGGGGGACGACATAGTCATCCGTTCCTTAAAATTAGCAGGAATGTATAGACAGGTCTTAGGGACCCTTGGCGTTGAGGTTAGTGAATTAAAAACTCACCAATCTCCTTATTTCTTCGAATTTGCAAAACGTTTGTTTTACAAAGGAAAAGAAATAAGCCCTTTCCCCATTTCAGCCCTTCAGAATACGAATAATAAGTTTTGACTTATTACATCGGTTCTGTATGAGTTGGAAAGAAAGGGAGCTTGGGTTTCGATTAATGGAATCCCGGAAACAGTATCGGAATGGTTTGAAACTATCTTCCATTATAAGAGTAAAACTCTTATTAGAATGAAAGATAAGGTTTGAGGAACACTCTCCATTATTAAAGTAATGAAGGGAACCCTTTCTGGAGGGGTATTCATGACTGAATACGCCAAAAGTCTGGGTTACTCATTCGGAGGACGGGTCATAAATGACACCGTCGCTCACAATATTTTAAGTAATATTGCCGTTGAGTTGTTTTCAAACTCTATGCCTGGTTCTGATAAATTCAAAAAGGCTAGTAAAGTTCCCTTAGGGGAGCTTGCTACCTCATGAGTTATGAGAATCACGGCATTGTTCGACCATCCAGATCCTGAAGTTAGCTCCACTTGTTATGATCTTGTACAGGCTCTCCCACAACCGCCAGCTTATGGCTTGGTCGAAGAGATGTATTTAGACATGACAAAACTAGCTTTTAGAATCGATACTAAGGAAGGGGGTCAATGGCCTTTAATTTTAAAGACATTGGCTCTTCCGTTAGACGATACGATCTTTGTAGAAAGAACGTCTCGCTTGATTTCCAAAGGAAGTATGCTTGTTTCTAGACATCTCAAGGACCGCTTAGAACAGATAGCTGCTTATCCAAGTTTATTGGATTTTTAGTTATTTGTTACTAATGTTTGAGAGAGTATGTACTTGTTAAGAAATTATACGAATTCCGTTAAAAAGAATTCTATTTCCCATTCGGATCTAGGTAGGCAGAATCTTTTGGACTCTACGCCTGTATCCGGATAGAACATTGAATATTTTAACAGATATTCTTTGGATCTATCGCCCATGCCCTTTATAGGTAGCCTGAGTCTTTTGGATTCAAGGCCTATTCTAAGGAAGAATGAGGATAGGTATAACAACTTAATAAGTTCAGTTGAACTTAATCATCTGTTTATGAAGCTAC